CAAACAAGTACGTCCTGAAAATATTACATTATCTGAACACGGCAGATTTTTGCGCCAAGCTGTTGAAAAGTATAAAGATGATTAATGACCGAAGAACAGGCCACAAAATCAGGCGAAGAAGTCATTGCGCAACTTCGATCACGCCGCAATTCTTATTACAACCGCAACAAATTTTATTTCAGAACCGATGATTCGCAAGCCACCCTAATCCGAAAATACTGCGCGAAAAACAAAATTTCGCTTACACAATTATTCGATCAACTTTTAACAAATTTTTTTAATCATGCCTGAATCATTCAAAGCCGCGATGCCCTATCCAATAAAGTTTTCAACAAGTGAAAACGAATACGAAGACCAAGACAAGTATCCGCAAAAGATGTCTTTATTTATTCCTTCTGAATCTGTTTCCGCCTTCTGTGAAGAAGTTATGAAAATGGTAGACACCAAACAAAAGAAAGGTAAAGTTTGGGATTATTCCAAAAAAGAAGAAGTTGAAGTGGATGGTATCTATATCAACGCAAAAGCTAAAGAAGGAAAATATGGATTATTTGGCAATATAAATTTAAACTTTATTGAGCCTACAGCGGGCGATGATATTCCTTTTTAATTCTTGAATTATTATCGTTTTTTTCTTTTTTAAGACTTATCTTAATTATTTCTGTTTCGAGGTCACCAATCTTTGCAATGCAATTTTTGATGATCTCGTCTTTTTGCCAATTTTGCCGTTGATAATTTACAGCTATATCAAGCAAATATTCAAAGTCAGTTATCTCGGCCAACATCCGCGCCTGAATCTCAAGATAAAGTTGATCTTCAAGCGTTTCTGTTATGGTAAGCCAATCATCCCAAGCCATAGCAAGCTGACCTCCTTATATTGAAAATAGGCTAACTTTTGGGGAATTAGTTAGCCCATTTTTTTGCAGAGAAGGCATCGACCACCTGACGCCTTACGCCAACCATAACTTAAAGTTATGTTACAGGCCATAACTTTTCCTTAACCAAGGCAACAATTTCATTATCAATGTCTGTCTCCGTGGAGTCAGCATAGTCTTGAAGCAAGCCAATCACAAGCGATTTTACCGCATTGGATTTGACGAAAAACTTCAGTATTGGCTTGATAAATCGAATCATGTTTTTGTAATATATTCTTTTCAACTGTAGACAAATTTGCTAGTTTTAGCAAAAAGCCTTAATTATGGAAGATCAAGAACCAAGTAAAGTTGAAACGATTGTAAAAGTTTGCGTTCTTCTTTGGTCGGCAACACTTTTATCGCTTTCATACTATGAACCCCCAAGTGGAAAAAAAATTGTAGATTTTGACCCGACATTTATTGCAAGTATTTTTTCAGCGTCAACTGCGAGTCTAGGATTTCAAATCAAAAAGAAAAAAGATACTATAGTAGATAATAAGAACTCTAAAGTAGGTATCAAATGAAAAAACTACTTCCTATTTTATTTTTACTTCCTTTGCCTTTGCAGGCGGGTTATGTCCACAAAATTACGGCGTCCGCGCAAGGCGTGGTTGATGGTAGCTATTCGCAGGCAAAACGCATTGGGTCAACTTATTCAATGAGTTCAACAGGGATAACAGCGGGAACGATGGGGCATTTAGATTCGCCCGCATTAGACAATAGTTCAGTATTAACAGGCGTTGCAGCTACACACGGAACAGGGTCTTACACACAAACCACAGCCGGCGCCGCAACAAGTTTTTCAGAATCATTTATTCAAGGGGATGCGGTAGTAACAACAGCAAGTGTTTCTTCTGGCGTTGTTTCTTCTTTACCAGTAACAGGCGACACAATCACATATTCAGGCGGGTCTAGTTCAGGACAATCAATTGGTATAACTTCTGTAGCAGGCGGAACAATAACATTAAGCCCCGGCGCGGCGGGTTCAAGCGTGACAGGTTCAATTACAAGTTCTATCGAAATCGAGTAATGCGGCGCTTATTTATAAGCCTTTTATTAGTGTCCAGTTCGCCCTGTTTTGCTATTCCCGTAATTCCAAATTTTTCTGCGGGGTCGAGCATATCACGAACAACAAGTTCACAATCAACACGGGAAATAATTCAATCTTATTCTTACTCTACTGGCTATCAGTACACGACAGGCGGAACCAATGTCGAAGCGGTCACGGCAGGCGGAACAATAAGCCCTGAAGCGATTGCAGGGGCAACTCAAACAATTAACGGCGTTACATCAACAACAACAGGAATAAATTTATCTACTAAGCCACAATGGAAGCAATCAACGGCAGGGGCGGCCACGCAATTTCACGAATCGTATATTGGGCCGGGGCTAAATTCTTATGTCCATATAGACCGCACCATTGAAGTCCAATCTGTAACTGAATCAACGTCAACGTTTACGCAATGATAAAAAAATTCAAGATAGCAGGCGCAATATTATTTTTTTCTGTACAGTTTCCAAGTTATGCAAATACCAATATGACAAATAATCCGGTCAGTAATAGTTCTGGAAGCGTTACCAATTTGGGCGTAATGAATATGCCGACAAGACAATTTCAAAATCAAGTCGGCGGTCAAACTGTAGTCTGTCAATCTGATACTTTAGTCATCCAACCTTTCGTCACTTCATCGGCTTCATTTACAAAACCTTATCAGGACTTTTATCTTGACCCTATATATTCGGTAAAAGATACAGAAGGCGCGACAGATGCAAACGGCGTGACAATAGGCGATGGCGACCCTGACAACCCCGGCCAAATTATCGGATATAAAACAATTAGAACAGCGCAAAAAGATACATATAATATTTCGCCGGGAATCAGTTTATCTTGGAATATTTCACTTGATCGAAAAGCGGTCAGGTTATGCCGTGAAGCGCAACAAAGACAATCAGATTTAATTCAGGCAAGAATAAATGACAATATGTACGCGCTAGAACTCGGACGTCTAAAAACGTGCGGCGATCTTTTATCCAAGGGTTACAATTTTAAAAAATCGTCAAAATATTATAAATTATGCGAAGATGTCGAATTAACAAATCCAAGTAATACTTTGATTAATCATCAACATTCTTTGAAAGAAGTTTCTGTTTCTTCAAACGAGAAGAAGAATTAAATTTTGTACCTGACTTTTTGCCGATAAGTTTCTTTGCGCGATTTATTAGTTGCTTAAATATTGGCTTAAGAAGTCTAGTTAAAAAAGGCGTAGCAGTTGCGGCGGATGTTGCGACAATAGTTACTACTAAAGTTGTTGCGACTACAGATGACGATGGAAGGTATTTATCGACAAAATCAGTTTTCGCCCATATCTCAACACATTTTCCGTCTATTACTTCAAACCCGACAACCTTTTCTTGCGCTTCTGCATTTCTTACATCGTTTAGCCTGAATTGTTGGTCTTTCGCAGGGCAATCAATTTCTTTTTCTCCAATGACGTTATTATTATTATTTTCTTTTGTTTTTGGAATTTCTGGCGTTTTTATATCTGGTATTTCTGGCGCTTCTGTTTTGGTGTTCTGTTTCGGTGTAATGATTTTTGCAGATGGCGAATAATCAGGCGCAAAATAAAATGGTGCGGTGTGATCGCATAAAGCAACATTGCCATCGGGGTCATTATTGAAATGATCTTTTCCACTCGTCAAAGAATCGCGCACAACAGCGCAAGGCGCATCAATGACAGGAACGCCCATATCAATAGAAACAGGCGTATCGAGGACGATAGGCGGTTCAATATGGATAGGTTCTGGAATATGTATGTTCGGTATATTTATTTCTGGTATTTCCAAAATTTAAAATGGAATTACGTTGCCTGTTGATTTTGGTAATTCTGGAACTTCTGGTAAAGGTATTTTATCAATAACTTGTTGAATCATTTTTTCTTTAAAATCATCGCTTGTTACCATCATGTAACCATAGACCCCTGCGCCTAACATTGACGCGCTGATTATAAAACTTAAAATAGATAATATTTGAGAAATACGAGCCATGATTCGAGAAGCATTTTTGAAAGCATTAGTGCCTGTTACAATTATAACCTTCTGTGGAATCTGTGCATTAGCACCGTTATATTTGACTCTTGGGATTATGACAAGGCAAATTCAAGAAAAGGTTAATTAACTGGTTTTGTTTGAATTTCAGTTGCAATTTTTTCTTGTCCCTGTAGTTCTTTAAGTCTTTCACTACAAGAAAAAGCTTTCATTTTTAAGGCTTCACGAGCTAAATTTAATTCATTAATTTTATCTTGAATTTTGTTATGTTCATCAACTGCTACTTGTAGTTCAAGTTTTAGTTGGTCAATTCGTTTTTGGTCTTTTGACATAATTTTAAGAAGGTTTGTTTGCTAATAGTTGTGTTTTGTATGTAGCTTTTA